TTTAAGCCGGGCAGTCCGAAAGACAGAATAGAACGTCTTTGGGAAGCTGGCTGGGAACCTACTGACAAAACCAAAGGACACATCCTGTACCTTAGGGATGGACAAGACATACCTGAGAAGGAGGAAAGGTTCAGAGTGTACGGTTGGATGTGTAACGAAACTAACTTAGCTACCCTACCAAGTACTGCACCTGAGGGGGCTAAGGGACTAGCTGAGTGGCTAACCCTAGAAGGACGCAGGTCTTCCTTAGAAGAGTGGATAGGCTGCGAAGCTAGGACTAAGGACGGCAGGATACACGGTAGGTTCCAACATATAGGTGCATGGACTGGACGTATGGCTCACTCAGCCCCCAACCAAGCCAACATCCCGGCTATGTTCCATGGGGAACCTAAGTCAGTTGTTGACCAAGTGAAGGACAAATATGATGGGAGATTACGATCCCTTTTTATGGTTCCTAGCGATTGTTATCTTGTTGGAACTGATGCTGAAGGCATCCAACTCAGGGTACTCGCTCATCTCATGAACTCAGAGGAGTACGTTGAGGCTATTGTATCAGGTAAGAAGGAGGACGAAACTGACATACACAACGTAAACCGCAAAGCCTTAGGCATGAGCCACATAACTAGGGACATGGCTAAGACATTCATCTATGCTTTCCTCCTTGGAGCAGGCGTAGCTAAGATAGCTGAGATACTTAAGGTCAACACCAGAGAAGCTGGTCAGGCTGTTGAGAACTTCACTCAGTCTATCTCAGGCTTAGCTAAACTGAAGAATGAAATTGTCCCTAAGGCAGCAGCCAAAGGACACTTCATTGGACTAGACGGAAGGAAAGTTAAGACACCATCTCAGCATAAGACCCTAGCTGGTATGCTACAGAATGGTGAAGCAGTTGTGATGAAACACTCAGCACTGCTGTGGACTAAGCAGCTAGATGACAGAGGCATAGACTACAAGTTAGTGACATGGCCTCACGATGAATGGCAAACGGAGGTAAAAGGTGACAGACAAACAGCCGAAACAGTTGGACTTATTCAAAGAGTTTCGATTGAAACAACGGGAGATGAACTCAAAGTCTTCTGCCCTCTCGCAGGAAGCAGTGAAGTCGGAAGAAACTGGGGAGAAACTCACTGAACCGCTTGACACAGACAACCAAACATGATAAGACTTGCAACCCTAACTAAACCCTACAATAGGAGACCCTACAAATGGGTAAGATTAACAACCCTGGTATCATTGAGGCTGAAATCTCATGGGCCAAACTCTTTGAGTTCAATAAGGACACTAAGTACAAACCTGAGGGTGAGTACTCCTGTGTAGCTACGTTCTCAGAGGAGCAGAAGCAGAAGCTGTTGGACACTAAGGTTCCAGCTAGTCGGATTAAAGACTTAGGCAATGGGTCATACGAGATTAAGTTCAAACGCCCACACACTAAGGTTAACTGGGAGGGCTGGGTTCCTCAACCTCTTGTGTTCGACCATAAGGCTGCTGAGATCAGAATGAAAGCTGAAGAAAGCGAAAGCATTGGTCAGTATATTAAACCTTGGAACCCCCAAGATGATGGTCTAATCGGCAACGGTACTAAGGCTAAGATTAAGTACCATGTGTATAAGGGAGATAATTCCATGTACGAGAGCATCACACTGGAAGCTGTAGGTGTGTTGGACTTAGTGTCTTACAACGCTGAAGGTGGTTCTAGCTCAGGCATTAGTTTCTAGGGTGCCTAACCTGTGTAGGAGGTAACTAAAACTAGGCTCAAGCCTACACCTTGGGTCTACCTTAGAACAGAAAGATAGTTAGATGACAGACTATGTAAAACTGCTAACTGAATTTGAAGATTGTTGGAACGTAATCTCTGAACTAGAAGACCTATCTGAACTGGTTGATGGTTTAGGTGAAACTTTTGCAGCGTCCAAACTAGATAAAATAATTAAAGACTATGACGTTTCTTTTGACCTTCTCTTCAGAAAACTAGAGGAACACTTCTCAGCTTTAGACGACGGACCTCTTCTAGAAACATACAACGATGAGGAGGTGAGTTATGACTCAGAAGGAAATAACAACTTTAGTCGGTGATATCTATTCAGTTGTAAAAGGCAAGGGTGGTTGGCACAATTACATTGCCAGTATGCTAGGCAAAGAAATAACTGAGCTTTCTAATTCTAGGTTTTCTAAACCTGAGGCTTACCGTTCTAGGTTGTCTATGTCAGGTATTGGCGCACCATGTAAGAGGAAACTTTGGTACAAGATTAACGAACCAAGGGAGGCTACCGGCAATAAAGGTAGTGACCTACTTAAGTTCTTCTTTGGTGACATAATTGAATCTCTAATCCTTAACTTAGCTAAGGCTGCTGGACACACTGTAACAGGTGAGCAAAGCAAGATGGAACTCCACGGGATTAGGGGACATAGGGATGCTGTCATTGATGGTATGACTGTCGATGTTAAGTCAGCTTCTCCTTTCTCCTTCCAGAAGTTTAAGAAGGGACAGCTAAGAGAACAGGACAGCTTTGGTTACATCTCTCAGCTTTCTTCTTATGTAGCAGCAGCTAAGGATGACCCAGAAGTTACAGACAAAACTAATGGTGCCTTCTTAGTTGTAGATAAAGTCTCAGGTGAAATCCTGTTGGACGTACATGACTTCAGTAAGGACATTGAGAACAAGCCTAAGGAGATTGAGGACATCAAGGCTATGGTGGCTGCTCCATCCCCTCCAGGTCGCCTTGATCCTGTACCTCAGTACAGAGACAGTGCCAACATGAAGCTATGCTCTACATGCAACTACTGTGAGTTCAAGAAGGTGTGCTGGCCTGAGCTTAGGTCGTTTGTGTACGCTTCAGGTCTTCAGCATCTGGTCAAAGTGGAACAAGAACCTAGAGTTCCTGAGTATCTTCCTAATGACCTACAGTTTTAGACCCAAGAGAAGACGTAAGCCTACCAACAAGAAAAGTCTAGGTAAGTTTAGGTCAGGTCTTGAGGCTAACAATGCTACCTTCTTAAAGAACAAGAGGATCGACTACCAGTATGAGTCAGTGAGGATAGAGTGGGTTATCTCACATAAGTATCTTCCTGACTTCATACTACCTAATGGTATCGTAATTGAAACCAAAGGTAGGTTTGTGTCAGCAGACAGGAGGAAGCATCTTCAGATTAAGAAGCAGCACCCTGAGATAGACATTAGATTTGTCTTCAGCAATAGCAAGGCTAAGCTATACAAAGGTAGTAAGTCTACCTACGCTGATTGGTGTATCAAGAACGACTTTAAGTTCGATGACAAACTCATACCAACAGCTTGGCTAAAGGAAGAAACTAATGAAGCATCTCTTAATTCACTGGGTTGTAGATGGTCCATATGTTAACCCTGACAAAGAAGAAGGTGGTTATATAAACCTTTGTAGAATTGAGGATTCAACTACCAACATTGCAGAAGTTGAGGTTCACTACGAAACGTATGATGATGCACTCGAACCTGTCATGCATTTTACAAAGAACATTGAACCTTTAAACCTTGTTTGTTTGGACCCTGACAACCTTATGAAAACTATTGAGGATGAAGAGGATGAGACATGACATAGCTGAGCTTGCTAGAGTACTTAGTTTAAGCTACAGTTTAGAAGACATAACAGAGATATCTGATATCGAAGAAGAAGCAATCGTTAGGCTCCTAATCTTTGAAGGGTTGATCGACTTGGAGGATTACTTCAGTGACAACGATTACCTAAACGAAGAGGAGGATAACTAAATGCCTTATTCTAATCCTGAGGATGCAAAAGCCCACAACGAAGCCTACTATGGAAAGAACAAGGAGAAGGTTAAAGCCTACAACAAAGCCTACCGAGAAAAGAACAAGGAGAAGATTAAAGCCTACAACAAAGCCTACAATGAAAAGAACAAGGAGAAGGTTAAAGCCTACGCCAAAGCCTACAACAAAGCCTACAGAGAAAATAATAAGGAGAAGATTAAAGCCTCCAACAAAGCCTACAATGAAAAGAATAAGGAGAGGTTTAAAGCCTACCGAGAAAAGAACAAGGATAAGATTAAAGCCTATAGATTAAAAAGAAATTTTGGCATAAGTTTACATGAGTACAACCTTATGTTTACTGAGCAAAAGAGTAAGTGTGCTTGCTGCGGCATTCATCAAAATGAGTTAACTAACAGATTTGCTGTTGACCACGATCACGATACTGGGTTAATAAGAGGTTTGCTTTGTCATATATGCAATACGGGTATCGGAAAATTAGGTGACAACATTGAAGGTCTTATGAGGGCTTTAAACTATCTTGAGAAACATGAACTAACAAAGGAAAGAAAAACAAATGAGCATGTCGTACAAGTCAAACCTAAACCCAATGTTCAGGTCAAAGTTCAGCGAGGACATCTTCAATCACAAGTACCGGCATGAAGGCTGTGAGACTTGGGAAGCCCTAGCTAAGACCCTAGTGGATGACGTATGTGGTGACCTAATGACTAGGGATGAATGCACTGACCTAGCTAAGGCTATCACTGACATGAAGTTCATCCCCGGTGGTAGGTATCTGTACTACGCAGGAAGACAAAATAAGTTCTTCAATAACTGTTACCTACTTAAGGCAGAAGAAGACAGCAGACAAGACTGGGCTAACCTAAGCTGGAAGTCTGAGTCATGCCTTATGACAGGTGGTGGTATTGGTGTAGACTACAGTGTGTACCGACATGAAGGCGCACCCATCCAACGTACAGGGGGTCAGGCTTCTGGTCCTATCCCTAAGATGCAGATGATTAACGAAATTGGCCGTAGGGTCATGCAAGGTGGTAGCCGCAGGTCAGCTATCTATGCTTCCCTCAACTGGAAACACCAAGACGTAGGTAAATTCCTAAGCTCTAAAGACTGGGGTAGTATGCCAGTAGGTAACACAGGTAAGTCTCTGTGGGATATTAAGCAGGATGACTTCAACTTCCCTGCACCTATGGATATGACTAACATTAGTGTCAACTACGATACTGAGTGGCTGCTGAACTACTACGAAACAGGGCAAGTAGGTAAGGTCTTTGAGGAGAACGTACTACAGGCTATGAAGACTGCTGAGCCTGGGTTTAGCTTTAACTTCTTCGACAAGGAAAATGAAACCCTACGGAACGCCTGTACTGAAGTGACCAGCGCTGACGACAGTGACGTATGTAACTTAGGTTCCCTTAACTTTGGTAGGATCGAAAGCCTATCTGAGTTGTCTGACCTAGTAGGGCTATCGACTAAGTTCCTCATCTGTGGTACACTTAAGGCCCACCTACCGTATGAGAAGGTACATGAAACACGAGAAAAAAACAGACGACTGGGCCTTGGTTTTATGGGAGTACACGAATGGCTCATCAAGAGAAACTACAAGTATGAGGTTACTCAGGAGCTTCATTCGTGGTTGTCAGTATATAAGGGAGTCAGTGACAAAGTATCTAAGGAGTTTGCTGGGGAGCTATCTGTGTCTACTCCCGTGGCTAACAGGGCTATTGCTCCAACTGGTAGTATTGGTATTCTTGCTGGTACATCTACCGGAGTAGAGCCTATCTTTGCTGTAGCCTACAAGCGTAGATACCTCAAAGGAACTAACCGCTGGGTCTATCAGTACGTTGTTGACTCAGCAGCACAGGAACTCATTGACCTGTACGGAGCCAAGCCTGAGAGTGTTGAGTCAGCCCTTGACTTAGCCTCTGACTACGAACGTCGTATGAGCTTCCAAGCTGACGTTCAGGACTACGTTGATATGAGTATCTCCTCAACGATTAACCTTCCTTCTTGGGGTAGTAAGCTCAACAACGAAGACACAGTACCTGAGTTTTCTAAGACCCTAGCTAAGTATGCAGGTAGGCTGAGAGGGTTTACTTGTTATCCTGACGGTAGTAGGGGTGGACAGCCGCTAACATCTGTGCCATACACTGAAGCCGTTGAGAAACTAGGTGAGGAGTTTGATGAGCATGTTGAGACACACGATATCTGCGACATCTCAGGATCAGGAGGAAGTTGTGGGGTCTAAGATGTGGGATCAATACCCAGACTCAATCGAACTAAGGGGTGACAGTGTGGTTGATGCTGTTAACAAACCTCCGCATTACAACACAGGTGAGATTGAGTGTATTGAATACCTCAAAGATAACCTACCTGATCAAGCCTTCCTTGGTTACCTCGAAGGCAACACAAAGAAGTATCTCCATCGTTGGCGGTACAAAGGTAAGGCTTCGCAAGACTTAGAGAAGGCTAAGTGGTATCTTAGTTACCTTCAGCTTGAAGTAGCAAAAGGAGAAACCAAATGATTAACTTCAGTATCAACATCTCTGATGACCAGAAGGATCAGATCGTAGTTGAGACACTCCTCAATGATTACTTCAGTGCTGAAGACCTAAGGCTTAAGGATGCAATCGAGACTATTCTTTCCTCTTGGTACATGCCTAAGGGAGAGTTTGACAAAGTTGTAGCTGAAAGAAAGACAGAAGCTAAGGAAAAGAAAATTGACAAAGAAAAGGATAAGGAGTCGTCCTACTACATTGACCCCCTACAAGGTTACAAGTGGGGTTTTCCTAAGCCTATCTCCCAAGAGAATATCCTTGGTGATACTATGGAGTGGTTGACCAACAACGGCTACCCTAAGGAAGTTATAGATGGCTTTGGTAACCACTTTAAGTTTACTATCTGGTCAGCCAAGCCAACAGAAGGCAAGAATAAATCTTAAGGGTTAGTCTCCGTAGCTCAGCAGGATAGAGCAACAGCCTTCTAAGCTGTGGGTCGTAGGTTCGAATCCTACCGGGGACGCCAAACTACTAACTCCAAAGGAGTAGACGAATGACTTGTGAAGTTAATTTAGCTGGCTATACAAAGGCAAACAAAGGGATTGACGTAGGTGATAACTTCACTGACTTGATCTGTTATTACGCTAGAGTGTCTAACCCTACGTCTCAAATATCTGGGCTGAAGAACTCTAAGCTCCTTCACTACTTGATTAACCACAAGCATTGGTCCCCTTTCGAAATGGTGAGTGTGTGCCTAGATATAACTACTACTCGTGATATAGCTAGACAACTACTCAGACACAAATCTTTCACTGGGTTTCAGGAGTTCTCCCAGAGGTACGCAGCTACTGAGACTAACTCAGACAGAAGAGAGACTAGGCTACAGGATACAGTCAACAGACAGAACTCCTTGCCTAATACAAATGCAGCTACTGAAATATGGTGGAAGGCAGCACAGGATAAAGTTATTGACCAGTGCTTCAGCTTATACGACGAAGCCTTAAAGAAGGGCATAGCCAAGGAGCAGGCTAGAGCATTACTACCTGAGGGTTTAACTAGAACTAGGTTGTTTGCTAATGCAAGTCTTAGGTCATGGATTCACTACATTGAACTGAGGACTCACGAGTCAACTCAGAAGGAACACAGGCGATTAGCTAGGGCGTGTGCCTTTGAGATAGCTAAGGTGTTCCCAGATATAACTGAGTTCGTCAATCCTGAGATGCTAACTAAGTACTCCTTCGAGCAGGATTAAACCTTAGAGGCTACCTAAAAAGAAAAAGGGGAGGACCAATCCAATGGCTCTCCCCTTAGTCTTACCTACTTCTTCATAGGTTTCTTCTTCTTCTTCTTCTTGTCTTCTTTCTTTTTCTTGGTAGCATTCTTGTAGGGCATTGGACCCTTACCTTTGGAATACGGCATACCTATTTCCTTTTCTTTCCACTTGCTGTTGTTGACCACTTAACCCTCTTAGGTCCGGTCTTCTTAGCTGCTTCCTTCTTTGTAATTTTAGAAGCAACACTCTTAGGTCTACATGCTGGGTAAGGTCTTTTGGATTTACCTTTAGCTGACTTCCTACCGCATGGCTTACCTGTCTTTACGTCAGTCCACTGTTCAGAGAACCACTTACCTAAGCCTCCCTTTGCCATTACTTCTTACCCTTCTTAGAGACTTTATTGTTACCACCTTTCCAGCCTCCGCCTTTACCTTTGTACCACTTAGCAGCCCAAGCATTAGCATACGCTGAAGGGTAGACTTTAAACTTCTTCTTAGCCGCAGCCTTAGCCTTAGACCAAAGAGATGGATTAGTTGGAGTTGCTTTAGCCATTACCACTTCACCTTGTCAGCCCAGTACGCAGCAGACATCTTACCCTTCTTGATATTCTTAGCGTGTCTAGCTTTGAAGGACTTCTTTCTAGCTTTGTCCTTAGCTGACTTAGGGCTTTTACCTGCACCTGATACACCTTGTTGACCAAACCTAATGATCTTTTCTTTGCCGTTAGCACATGCCTTAACTACATGAGACTTAGTGGCATGACCTGAAGTACGCTTAGGTTTGTTGCACTTCATTTTAGATTTGTCTATTTGTTTAGCCATAGCATTTACCTCGCGTTCTTAACCATAGATGCACCAAAGTACATACCTATGATAGCTCCAAGTAGGTGGGTATCTAAGGGTGTGATGACCAACCCAGTTAGTGCCTGCCAGGTAGTCTCCTCAGTCCCCTCAGTAAGGAACAAGAAGCCTGGGTGCCACTCAGTGTACCCTACTGTGACAGGTATCTCAGGCCAGAAGACAGCTACAACCTTAGGCCAGACTATAATAGCAGCTACAGATGCAAGAGCTATGATCCTACGAGTAACTTGGAACCCCTTGTTCTCGTACCTCCTAGCTAGGTCTGTAGCTTCTGACTGTGCAGATAGTCCTTCGATGGCCCTGTTGAAGGCATCTTGTTTGGACTTAGCTGCTTGGCCCCAGAGCGTCATAACTCCTGACAACAACCCTGAGCCTAGCATGGTTATTAGTTCTAAAGGTAATCCACCCATGGTCTACTCCTTAGTTAACTTTAATTTTTATATTTTTACTTGAATCTTTTTGTGTGCCTTTGTAGTCTCTTGATCCAAGTAAGAACCCGACATTATGCATTAACTGGAACATTGTTATTTTATCTTCTGAGTAGGCTTTGTAGTTAGTTAGAAGGTCTTCTCTAACACTCCTATCAGACTTTTCATATTCTTCAGGAGGTATTAGTCTTAACTTCTCTCCTTCGTTAAACACCGTGTAGAAATTATGGTCATACTGGTCTACAAAGAAAACATTTTTACCTTCTTTTACAAAAGTACCTTCACCAAATGTTTTCTGTGTCCTGTCTTCAGCACCATACCCCATAATTTCAAAAAGATTAGACTTATTTCTATTTTTTCCTTTTAACCCAATAGAAGTATCAGACCCATAGTCAGCGTAGTTTACTTTACCTAGTCCGACCTTTTTATAAAGTTTCTGCATAACTGAAAGCTCATCTGGGCTTAGGTTTTCTTCTGTAAGAGTTGTCTTTCTCCAAGAGTTTAAAGAAGGTAATTGCTTAGATACAATATCGTTTATAAATGCCTCACCCATTACACCAAAACCTAGTGCTTCAGATAACCCTGTTATTGTAGACTCTACAAAAGTTGGGACATTTTCCTCAGAAGCTGCTTTGTTTAGAGCCACATTAAAAGCTCTTCTTGCTTCAACTTTTTCTCTAGAATCAGCAATTCTTTGCTCTGAAGGTGCCAACTGGTTTGCTTCAGCCATCCCTTGCTCTGTTGGTCTAGTAGGAGGTAACCTCATAGGTTCTTCAACAGAAAGTCCTTCAGGTCTACGAGGTTCGTCAATACTAAGCCCCTCAGGTCTACGAGGAATGACACCACTCTGCATAAGTTTCTCAGCTACTGACTGAGCTTCTTCGTCTGACCCTAGGTTTAAGGCAGACCTAAGTGAAGATATAAGACCACTTAGCATACTGCCTTGAGTAACCTCAGCGCCTACCTCAGGACGTAGGAACGGACGACCCTGTGAGTCTAGGCCGGTACCAGAGGAAGGTTCAACTACCGTTTCAGTCCCTTCCTTAAACCCTTCATGTTTTTGCATAGCGTCTAACATAGTAACCCTTTGGGCATCGTTAAGGTCACTAAGTTTTGTACTGTCAGAAACCCCTAAAGCATCCGTAACTCTTTTAATGTAAAGGGCTGTGTCGTTCTCTTTAGGAGGAGCGTACCTAGTAATAGCTTCAGAGATTGTTTTACCTCTGTAGTTTTTACCTTCGAACAGAAGAGATTGCATGGCCTCCCTTCCTTCTTCGTAGGTCTTAAACACAGCATACCTTCCGTCATCACCAATAGCACCTTTAGACGTTGCAAAGTCTCCTGCTTCTAAGTTACCTGGGTTGTTATTTCTCCAGCTACGAAGACCTTCACGTTTGACTACAGTTCCATCAGCCTTAGTTACAGTCGTAAAGCCAGCCCCACCTTCAGTAACTGAGGATATGCCTGAGGTAGCCCCAGCAGGTTGTACTATAGCAGGAGGAGGTGCTTGGTCCATAGTCTGTCCTTGGTCCATAGGAGCAGTACCAGCCACTGTTGCAGCAACTCTTCTAGCTTCTGCCGATGGATCACTAAATTCTTGAGCAAGAGGAGGTAATTCACCACCAGCATTTAAAGAAGAGTAGAACTGTCCAAGGGCTCCGGTAGCTCTCCTGTTTCTTTGGGCGTCCTCAATTCTTATAAGGTTTCCGTTAGACACTACCTTACTTGCGTCCCCTGGACCTTGGCTAGGGCTTCTTGCTGTGGTAAGCCTAACGAAATTATTCTCAGCACCTTTAGATAAGTCACCTCCGTATGCGTATTCAACACCCACCTG